CCGGTCCGCTTGGCCGCCTGCTCCATGGCCGTCAGCGACCCGGGCAGGAACTCCTCCCAGTAGACCTCGCCGTCCTCACGCACCAGCGTCCGCTCGCCGAACGGCACGATGCGGCCCTCCACGAAGTGCTCGTCGCCCTCGGCGCGCAGGTGCCATTCCGGCGTCGTCGTCGTCAGCTCGATCATGCTGCTGTCACCCCGATGCTCGAGGCCGCCTCGTCAAGGCTGCCGGTGGCCGTGGCCGGAGCGAACCGCTCGGCCTGGCGAATCTCCTCGATGGTCATGGCCCGCTCGCCCGTCTCCGGGTCGTAGATGTTGAACAGCGTCTGGTACGCCAGGGCTCGGCTCTCCAGGTCGGGCTGCACGTAGCGGTCAGGGTTGAACTCCATCCCTGTCCCCGCGGGCAGCGCCCAGCGCGACAGCGCCCCGGCGATCGAGGAGGTCGCCGGGCGCAGCGTGGCCCGCCAGTGGAAGTCGGCCAGCATCACCGTGGACTGGTAGGTCAGGCCGACCGACTGGGGAAGGTTGACGAGGACGGCGGGCACGCCCATCGCCGCGGCGATCACCTGGTGGTCGAACCACTTGAGGTCGAGCAGGGCCATATCCCGCGGCGACATCGTGACCTGCTCGTAGTCGATGCCGCCCGAGGCCACGGCGGGCATCCCGACGTTCGTGGCCCGCGCCGTCGCCCAGTCCATCTGCAACTTCGCCGCCTGCTCGGCCGTCAACTCGCCCGGCGCCTTGAGGATTCCCCACACGCCGTACTGCGCGATCTTCGACGCGTACGCATCGAGGGCAGCGGCGTCGATCACCGCCGAGCAGGACCACTCCAGCGGGCCCACGCCACGGCGGCGACCGGGCAGCACCTGGTACGGGATGTGGCAGACGTCGCGCCGCTCCAGGTGGACCTGGTCGTTGAGCCACCATTCGCCGTCCTCGTCTACCCGCACCCGGCTCGGGTTGAGGGCGACGAACCGGGCCGGGTAGCCCGTCGAGCGGAAGCGGTCGACCGCCCACAGGATCGCCTCCCCGGCCAGCCAGTAACTGTTCGACACCGCCTTCATGAAGGCCGACCAGTCCGGGTAGAGCGACGGCTCCGGCGTGGCGTACCAGGAGGGCAGATCGCTCGGCGTGCGGCCCTTCACCTGGTAGGCGGGGAACGAGGACAACTGGCGGCCGTTGAGGTCGGCGCAGGTCATCACCGTCGACACCCGGCGCAGGTAGCCGCCCGGGCTCATGCGGCCGTACCCGAACCCGGACCACTGGCCGCCGGACACGTCGCTGCTGCCGAAGTCCTCCAGCGGCGGCGTCGACCAGGCGGCGACGTCCGGAGCGGGCCAGCCCGACCAGGCCTCGGCGCCCATCACGAAGTTCCCGGCGGCGTTGGTCGAGGAGGTCGGACCGACCGACGTGGGCGGCACGTTGGGCCCGGGCCCGTTGTCGTTGGGCTCGTTCGACCGCGGGTCGCTCAGGGCCCGCGAGCCCCTCCGGCGCAGCACGCCGCCCGATGTTACTCTCGGCGCGGGTTGCTTGGCTGTTACCCAGGCGCTCCGGCCCGGTGCCTCGCTTCCGGGCCGGGTCGCTTGGCCTGATAGACGTCTATCAGCCGCAGCTCGGGCCGCAGCTCAGAACACCTGCGGCGTCGGCGGCTTCGGCGTGGTCAGCACCCCCCAGTAGGCCAGCGTCGCCGCGCCCAGTGGGGACAGGTCGCCAGCGGCGCGGCGCTGCCACACCCAGCGGTCGCCGATGTTGCGCTTGGCCGCCAGGGCTACGGCATCGTTCAGCCGGTGGTCGCCGCGGTGGGCGATGGTCCCGGCCAGCACGGCGTCGTGGAACGAGCCGCACGCCGAGGCCACCTCGGTCACGCTGACGAACCGGGAGGCGACCTTGCCCCGGGTCAGGATGGGCTGGGCCGAGGCCGCCGGGCTGGTCCGGTCCAGGATCACCGTCCCCGCCCAGCGGGCCGCGACCTCGACCGTGCGGGCCAGCAGGTACTCGACGTCGGGCGAGTGCTCCACGACCTCCAGGGCGATGCGCTCCCCCACCGCACCGGCGGCCACCAGCGCGCCCCGGTCCCGCTCGGGCGAGAACTCCAGGGCGAACACCGGCGCCCGCCGTATCTCGACCTCGTCATCGCGGCAGCCCGCCCAGGCAATCGGGTCGATGGCGGCCAGGTCGGCGCCCTCCACCCACAGGTTCAGGTGCTCCCGCCGGAACGTCCGCTCGTCCATCGTCAGCATCCCGTCAGCGATGGCCGCCTCGAGCACGCCGCCCGGGTGGCCCATGCTCGGGTTGGCCGCCGCCCACCCGGCCCGGTCATCGAGGGCGACGCCCGGCTCGGGACACCACTCGAACCAGGCCATCGAGGAGCCCGGCGCATCGGCCTCGGCCCGGCCGACCTGCGTGTAGTGCTGCCACAGCACCGAGCGGTCGTCGCCCGCGTTCGACAGGACCCACAGTTGCGCGTGGGGCCGGGTCGCCATGGTCGGGTTGAGCGCGCCGACGACCGCCATCGAGTCGTGGGCGTGGGCCTCGTCAATGACGGCCAGGTCGATCGACAGCGACCGGGCCGCCTTGCGCGCGCTCGGCGTCACCGGCATGTAGCGGCCCCCGTTGCGCATGACCAGCATCTCGCGATGGTTGGTCCGGTCGATGCGCTCGACCCGCTCGGCGAACGGCGTGTCCATCAGCAGCTCGACGTGCTCGTTCCACTTCGTGTACGCGATCGAGCGGTCCTGCGCGGTGTAGGCCACCGTCTGGCGGGGCGCGATCAACTGGCGGGCGATCCGCACGCAGACGATCGAGGTCTTGCCGTTCTGCCGGGCCACCGACACCCCGACCGTGCGATGCCGCGGCAGCCGGGTCGCCGGGTCGTACTCGCCGCCCACGTCGGCCACCAGCCGCTGCCATGGGAACAGGTCCCAGCCCAGCAGCCCGGCCACCTGGGCGTCGAGCCCGCCCCTGGTCGGCCAGCCCCGCTGGCGCGGCGTGCCGTACCGGGGCGGGCAGTCAGGCGCCAGCAGGGTCGAGTTCACGGGCGATCCGTTCCCATGGGTCCTCGACCCCGTCGTCCTCGACCTCGATGCCCTGCAGCTCGGCCACCGACACCACCAGCGTCTGGCGTTCCAGCCGGGTCCCAATCTCCAGCAGCCGGACCGCTGCGGCGGCGGGGATGTCGGCGGGCTCCAGCAGCGACAGCGCCTGGATCGCCTTCACGGTGGCGGCCCGACCGGCGCGGCGATGGGTGGCGTGCATGGCGCGGATCGCCTCCAGCCGTTCGGCGTCCTCGACCCGGGCCAGTTCGTCGTCCCACGCTCCGGCCCGGTCGCGCCAGTTCCACTGGGCCGCCCAGTTGCGCACCTGGCGGGGCGTGACCTCGGCCTCGACGGCTTCGACCTTGCGGGCCGAGGGCGCCAGGTCGCGGAACGACCGGAAGGCCGCGAAGGCCCGGTCAGGTTCGCCGGGGAGGCGCTCCCAGGGCTGGGGTGTGGGTTCGGGGGCGGCGGTCACCAGGACCTCGTAGGGGCCGGTGTGGGGCGAGACGCCCGCCACCGCTTGGTCTGGATCAGCCGGGCCTGGCGATGCTGGCAGGCCAGGCAGGCGGGGCGCAGGCGGCAGCAGCCCGACCCGGGCCGGTGGTCGTGCAGGGCGAGCGGCGGGTCGTGGTCGGCCGAGTCGGCCATCGCGCCGCCGCACACCAGCCGCAGCTCGCACGCCCTGGGCACGGCGAGCAGGGCGTCGCGCTCCCGCCGGTACTGGGTGCCGTAGGGCCACGCCATGCGTCCAACCTCTCGCTCGGGCTGGACGCCTTGCCCGATTCTTCCGGCCAGTGCCCGGACGCGCAAGGACCCCCGACCCGGCGGCGGTGGCCCAAGGGTCGGAGGTCCAGATAGACGTCTATCAGACGGGCGGCACCTGCTCGACCCGGGTGACCACGTTGGCCGTGGTCACGGCGCCGAGGACCTCGTCGGGCTCGGCGACCTGCACGGCGGCGTAGGTCGCCAGCCAGTCCGCCGTGTCCGGGCCGACCTCGCCGTCCAGGTCGAACTCGATCACCAGCCGGTACCGGGTCACGCCGCACCCCCGATGATGACGAGGTCGGCGTTGAACTTCGACGCCCGGAACGTGGTGGCGCCGCCCTTGTCCCACACGATCAGGGCGGAGCCCTGGGCCTCGTAGGGGCCGGTGCCCTCGGTCATGCTGACGACCGTACCCAGGCGGCCGGTCCGGTCCTTGACGCGGACGTCGCCCTCGGCCAGGTAGGCCCGGGTGAAGTTGGACCGGGTCATCGGGTCACCCGGGCCAGCGGCCACCAGGACTCGGTGCGGTCGGCGAACCGGACGAGCGCCGTCTCGCTGGTGGTGGCGACGATGGTGCCGCGCTCCAGGAGCCCGGACTCGAGCCGGACGGTGCAGGGGGCCCCGGGGCTCGGGGCGTTCAGTGTGCTCATACTGTTGAGACGTGCGAGCGGGCTGATGATGACGGGGAACGGCTGGGGGATCATGCGCTCAGCCGCTCCTCGATCATGCGGGAGGCGACCTCTCGGAACAGCAGGGCGAGGCCGTCCAGGTTGGTCAGCCGCCGGGTGATCTGCTGGCCGTGGTCCGGGTCAGCGGCGCTGGCGCTGGCGCCCAGGACGGCGAGCGCGGTGCAGGCCCCCTCGGCGTTCAGCGCCTCCATGGCCGCCCGCTGCTGGTCGGTCCCGCCGACCGTGCCGCCGTAGGCGCCGCCCTTGTTCCACTCGCCGTCCGTCAGGATCAGGACGATCCGGTTCGGGGCCTCCGACCCGGCGATGATCCGGTGCGCCTCGTACAGCGCCTCGGCCGGGTCGGTCCCGCCGTAGGCCGTGGGCACGAACATCCGGTCGTCCGGGCGCTGGTCGCCACCGGCCCACTCGCGGTACTCCTGCGCCGTGAAGGTGAACACCGTGCAGCGGCCCTCCATCCGGTCCACCGCCTGGCGGATCGACCAGACGGCCTCGGCCAACTTCCCGACCTGGCCCATCATCGAGCCCGACACGTCGGTCAGGACGACGACCTCCAGCCCGGCGGCGTCGAGCGCGCCCGGGTCGAACCGGTCGAACATCTGGTCGTAGTCGGCGCTCGGGTCGGTCATCCAGCGGCGCACGTTCAGGCGCCCGCTGTCGGTCCGGCGCAGCCAGCCCGCCTCGGCCGCGTCCTTGAGCTCAAGCAAGGCCTCGCTGATGTCGCGCTCCAGGGCTCGGGCGTGGTCGGTGGCCTCGCGGTACTCGCCGTGGCTGGAGCCCACCGTCGTCTCGCCCGCCGGGGCGGGGGCCTCGACGGCCTCGATGACGCGCTCCAGGTCGGCGCGGGTGTCCTGCTCGTCCAGGGCGGCCTCGGCCTCCTGGCGCAGTTGGTCCTGCATGGTGGGCGGCTGACCCGGCTCGTTCCCGGCGCCCTCGGCGGTCGGGGCGTCGGCCTCGGTGGTGGCCTCGGCCTGCTCGACCTCGCCGTCGCCCGGGCCGCTGGGGCCCTCGTCCAGGTCGTCGCCGTCGAAGGGCTCGCCCTCGTCGTCGTCGCCCTCGTCGTCGTCGTCGGCCTCGGGGGCCTCGTCGGCGGTGGCCGGAAGGTTCCAGGCCGGGGCGGCGTCGTCCAGGTCGGGCTGCCCGGCGACGACCACCGTGCAGGAGGGCATCGTGGGCATCGCCATCGCCTGGTCGGCGAGCAGGTCGTCCAACTGCAGGCACAGCGAGAAGGCCTCGGCCGACTCGGCGTGGCCTGGGTCGGTCAGCGTCTGGTAGGCGCCGACGATCCGCTCGACCTCGGCGGCGAAGTGGTCGCCGTGCTCGGCGACGGCCGCGGCTCGGGCCTGGGCTCGGATGGAGTCCGACAGCCAGGTCCGTCCGGCGAGGAGGACCCAGGCGCCCGGCTGGGCGACGTCGATGTGGTGGGCGAGGGCGGCGACCAGGTAGCCGCGCCACGCCGCGAAGCGGCCGAGCAGCAGGCGCTCCTGGCGCTGATCCTCCACGATGTTGTGGGCCTGGGCCAGGTGCGGGCGGCTCGTCTCGGCCGTGGCGATCACCCGGCGCATCAGCGGCGAGTCGCCCCGGGGCGAGAACAGCGAGTGCCCGACCTCGTGGGCGTTCGTGCCCAGCCAGACGCCGATGCCGTAGTGGCTGGTCGGCTCGGGCATCTCGCCCAGGGCGAAGGTGATCGACTGGCCGTCGAGCGACGTCCAGGCGGGGGCCGAGCCGGTCGCCACGATGGCGACCCGGTCGACGTCGTCGGTCAGGATCTGGTCGGTCAGGCGCAGCTCCCGGCCCAGCCGGTGCAGGCGCTGGACCTGCTCCGGCGTGGCGCCGACCCTGACCTCGGTGGTGCCCGACCGCTGCATGGTGTGCGTGCTCATACTGTTGAGACGTGCGAGCGGGCTGATGATGACGCCGTTGGGGGACTGATAGACGTCTATCACTCCCCCTCCTCGGCGTCGTCGGCCTGCTCGTCGGCCAGGTCGTAGGCCAGCGCCTCGGTCAGCTCGGCCTCGATGGCCGCGCTGTTCGCCTCGAGCGCCCGCATGACGGCGGCCCGCTCGGAGAGGTCGAACCGGTTGACCAGCAGCCCGGAGGCGAACCCCCAGCCCAGCGCCAGCCAGTGGCGGACGAACTCCATCAGCGCGTTGGTGCTCAGCGGCGTGCGAATCTCGCTCAGCGAGCGGATGCCGTCGGCCGTGTCGAGCAGCCGGGTCGAGGGCACCAGCGCCTGCTCGACGGACCGGTCGTAGTCCCAGTCGACCTGGATCGCGAACCGGTTGGACAGGGCCTCGCTCATCCGGACCGTGCCCTGGTACCGCGGGTTGTAGGCGGCGACGAACAGCACCGGGTTACCGGTCTCGCTGCCCGCCTTCACCGTCTGCCCGGCCTCGGGGATGCTGATGCGGCGGGTGACCGCCAGCAACTGGTGGAAGGCGGCCGTGATCCGCGGGTGGGCCATGTTGACCTCGTCCACCAGGACGACACCGCCGTAGCGGACGACCAGCGTGAAGTCGCCGTCGACCCAGGCGGGCATCCCCTCGTCGGTGACGACCGTGCGGCCGAGCACCGTGCCCGGGTCCATGGCGCCGGAGCACTCCACCAGGGCGAAGGGCAGACCCCTCGCCGCGGCGTAGGCCCGGGCCACCGTGGTCTTGCTGGACCCGGTCGGGCCAGCCAGCATGACGTTCTCGGCCTCGGCCAGCGCGTAGTCGAGCAGGTCGAAGTCATCGACGCCGAGGACGTCGCGGTGGACGTAGCCCTCGGCGATGCGGGGATCGGGGATCAGGGCGGCCACCCGCTCGCGGTCAGCGAGCGGAACGGCCTCCAGGTTGAACAGGTCGGACATCAGACGCCTCACAGGTTGCGCAGGTCGCCAGCGGCGGCCTTGCGGGGCTTACGGGTGGACGGGGCCGGGGCCGCCTTGCGGGCGGTCGACGGGGCTGGGGCCTGGCCCTTGCGGGCGGCGGCCTTCGACTTCTTGGCCCGCAGCTTCTCGACCTCGGCCAGCGTGCGCGACAGGCCGCCGTGCAGGCGGTCCATCGAGGCCGTGTCGTAGCCGGGCGCCGCGGCCCGGATCAGGGCGATCAACTTGTCGCCGCCCTGGAGCAGGTCGGCCAGGCTGACGTGCTCGGCCTTGGCCTTCGCCGACTTGGGCGCCTTGCCCTGGTGGGCGGCGATCGCCTTGCGGACGGCCGAGACGGTCACGGCGCTGGCGCCGGTCGTCTTGACCATGCCCTCCAGGAGCGCCTTGGCCTCGTCGACGTCGCCGACGACCATGGCCTCCCGGTGGGCCGAGAAGGTGACGTGCTGCACCCGCTTGGCCTCGGGCCAGCGGACCGCCGTGTCCCGGTACAGCCGGAGAGTGTTGGCCGTGAACCGGGCGGGGATGCCCGCCGCCTTCGCGTCGTCCACGATCTGGCCGAACCGCTCGCTGCCGGTAGGCACCGCAGCGACCAGCGACTCGGCGAGCCGCCAGCGGTCCTGCTCATCGTGGACGCTGCTCATGGCGTCGAGCACGTCCTGGGGTGTGGTGGGGATGGTGGTCACTTCGTTCGTCCCTCCTGGGGTCGGGTTGCTTGGCTTACATAGATGATACGGCTGAGCGCGCTGAGTGTGATGCGGGTACTGACTGATAGACGTCTATCAGCGCGTGTCGTTCGTCACACCCGCCAGCACGATCAGTCCGCTGCGTCCCGTCAGCCCGTACTCTGGTCCGATGCCCAAGACCAGCACCACACCGAGCCCAGCCACCGCCGCCGAGAACGGCGCCGTCGATGGGACAGGGGCGCCCACCCGTGGGACAGCGGCCATCAACGTCCACCTCGGCGTCGACCTGCACCGGCGCCTCAAGGTCCGAGCCGCCGAGCGGGGCCTCACCGTCAAGGCCGCCGTCACCGAGGCCATCGAGGCCTGGACCGCCTGACCGTGGAGCATGACTTCCGCCGGGTCAAGGTCGCGCAGCTCGACAGCCTGCCCGGCAACCCGCAGGTCCTGACCGGCGACGCCAAGTACGCCCTCATCCGCTCCATCGCCCGCGACGGCTTCGTGGAGCCCGTCCTCGTCCGGCCGGTCGGCAAGCGGTACCTCGTCGTCTCGGGCAACCATCGCATCGAGGCCGCCCGCGACCTCGGCCTGGTCGACGTGCCCGCCGTCGTCGCCGACCTCACCGACGAGCAGGTCACCCGGCTCGCCGTCGAACTCAACACCATCAAGGGCACGCCCGACACCGACCTGCTGCTGCGCTTCCTCGACGGCTTCGACACCGCCGCCCTGTTCCTCGGCGACCTTGAGCTCCCGGCCGACCTGGTGCTCGACCAGGACGTGCTGGCCGACGACGTCGAGACGGAAGGCCCCGACGAGGTCGACCTTGACCAGGCGCTGCTCGGCCACGTCCTCGTCACCGTCGAACTGGAACGGCTGGACGAAGTGGTCGAGGGCATCACCGCCGTCGTCGGCCTGGCGCAGGTCCGGGTCAGCCGTGGCGCGTGAGCCCGCCTCATTCCGCTGCCCGGTGTGCTTGCACCATGACAGTGACCACGGCCCGGACGGCTGCGCCCGGTGCGATTGCCCAGCGTCCGCCGTGGCGCGTAGCGGCGTCCCCGACACCGAGTGGGTCGAGTGTCCGACTGCGGGCGTCCCCGCGGTGCGGGTCGGACCGATGGCGGCGCGATGCCCGTCGTGCGGCTTCACGTTCTCGACGCTGATGGACGAGCCGGTCACGCCGCGCCACTGGGCCAGCATCGACGGCGAGTGGGTCCGGGTGACCGCACCATGACCGGCCGCAAGCCCGGCCGCCACAATCGGGCCTTCTCCACCAAGCGCGACCTGCGCATCGACGCCGTCGACCTGACAGGCCGCGAGGACTGCCGGGTTCTGGACTGCTTCGCTGGGACCGGGGCGCTATGGCGTGCGGTCCGCCAGGAACGGCCACTGATAGACGTCGATCACATCGAGATCGACCGGGCCGTCGCCGTGGGCGGGGCGATGATCGGCGACAACCTCAACGTCATGGCCGGGCTCGACCTGGACGTCTACGACGTCATCGACCTCGACGCCTTCGGCTGGCCCGACAAGCAACTCGCCCTCATCGCCGAGCGGCGCGCCGGTCGGCTGCCCGTCGTCACCGCCACCTGCTGCGGTCAGCTCTACACCGCCGTGCCCCGGCTCGTCACCGACGCCGTGGGCATCCCCCGCTCATGGCCGCCCGGCGTCGTCTCACGCGGCCACGAACAGTGGTGGGACCAGTTCCTCGCCAGCCTGGGCTGGGGACGGTCGATCAGATGGCGAGCGTCCCGGGGCGGCGGCTGGGCCCGATACGAAGTCCTCGTGCCGCCGGGTGCGGACGCGGGAAGTCCTCGTGGCGCCGACCGTCGAGGTCGAGCCCCGTCTCCGTCCGGTAGCCCGCCGACTGCTTGAAGTAGAACGGCACGCCCGCCTCGGCGCAGCGGTCGCGCAGGTCGCGCGCCCAGTCGTGATCCATCGGCCGGTAGTCGTGCGACCCGTTGCCCGACTCGCCGCCCACGATCACCCAGGCGATGCCGTCGAGGTCGAGCGACGGCAGCGCCGTGATCAGCGGCTCGCAGGACAGGAACCGCACGGCCACCGGCAGCGCCCGCAGATGGTCGGCCCGCCAGACGTAGCGGTCCGACTCGATCGACGTCCCCAGCCAGACGTGCTCGGGCACCGACTCGAGGCCACGCTCACGCAGCCAGCGGCGGACGTGGCGGGCCATCGCCTTCGGCCGCTTGGTCAGCACCAGGTAGTCGTGCTGGTCCTGCTCGACCATCACGTCCATCACCGAGTCGATCTGCTCGGCCGTGAAGTCCTCGTGGAACACGTCGCTCATGCTGTTGACGAACACGCGGCCCGGCTGCAGCTTGCGCGGCTCGCGCAGCCGGTGCGGCTTGTAGGTCGGCGTGAACCCTTGCGGGAACGCGGTGCCGAACCGCGGTGATGTGGCGATGGCCTCCGCGTAACAGTGGTCGCATCCGGGCGAGACGTGCGAGCACCCGCTCATCGGGTTCCAGGTGTGATCGCACCAGCGAATCTTCGTGTCCTTCATCCGTCCAGTCTACCTGCTCAGCACGCTCAGCAGAGTGATGCCACGCAGCACTACCAGGCGCTTCGCTGGTCGAGGCCAGCGGCCCCGGATGGGCCCCTGTGCGCCCCGTAGGCGGGCGCAACCCCCTCGGGCGGTAGGACGGTGGGGTCGAGCGCCCAGGGCGGCTTGTGGCCGGAGCCTCGCTCGGGGAGAGAGAGACGGCGGACGTTCTGGTGGGCCCACCCCGACCCAAAAGAACGACCCCCCTCCGGACCTCGACCTCGCTCACTCACGCACGCACACCGCACGCCACCGCACGCACCACCCCACCCCTCCCCCCCGCCACAACTGATGCTTCACAACCCGGCCTCATCCGGATACTCTGCTCGCCCATGGCTCAACTGCAACGAGGTCAGTCGCACGCGACGCTCGGTCACTGGCCCGTCGTCTCGCTCGACCAAGCAGCGACGTGGCGTGACTTCCTGCTCGGGCAGCTCCAGGACGAGACGGACACCCACCTCGCTCTGCGCCTCGGGGTCGACACGTCGGTCCTGTCACGCTGGCTGCACGGCGTCATCCCGTCGAAGGACAAGGCCTACCTGCTGGCACCACGCCTCGGCGTCAGCCACAAGGACCTGGAGCGATTCCTCGCACCGCAGCGGCCAGGTCGTCGTGGCACGCGCTGACCGCTCACGCTCCCGGCGCCCACACAAGGACGTCGACCTTGAGGCCTGCACCTGCGTCGACCTCGGCCACCACTGGCTCCACGTCGAGTTCACCGACGCCCAGCCCCGCAAGTGGCAGGGCCTGCTGCGCGGCTCCCGCCATCGCATCCTGGTCTGCACGACCTGCTCCTCGTCGCAGACCATGGCCCTCAACTGGGAAGGGCGGCCCATCGAGGGCACCCGCCACTACGACCTGGACGAGGTCTACCAGCAGAACGCCGCGCTGCTGGGCGACACCGTGTGGGAGCGGCGAGCCAACTACCGGCGCGAACTCATGGCCCGCGACCAGGAGGCCCACCTTGCCGCCGCCACCGCGTAGCACCCCTCTGCTCGACTGGGCGCTGCGGCCGGAGGACTACCAGGACGGGCCCCGCTCCTGCTGTCGGCACCGGCTGGGCACCCGCTTCCACCTCCACGTCGAAGGCTGCCCGACGTGCCGTGTCGCCGAGGCCGTCTACCAGCAGCGCACCGCAGCGCGACAATGAGCCGGTGCTCGGCAGCCCTCGCGCTCGGCCTCATCCTCGTCGGGCCGGTCGTGCTGCCGCTGCTGGTCTGGCTGCTCTGGCGCTGGTCGTAGCGGGGGCCTGCACCGACCAGCGCGACACACCCGACGTCAACGACCCCACCACCACGCTCGCCACGCTCGCCACCGTGACCGTGCCCCCGTTCGCCGACTGCTCGGGCGAGTCGCCCGTCGATCCTTGCGTCACCCCGTCTGACGACTTGAGCGCGACGTCGATCCCGGCCCCGATCGTTGACCCTGCGACCGCGCCGCCCGAGACGTGCGGCCCCGACGACGACGAGCAGCACCCGCCGCCCTGCGACTGATAGACGCCTATCAGCCCCGGCCGCTGCGGGGCTCGCGTGGGAGCAGCGTCGCCGCCAGCCTGCAGTCCAGGTGGTGCTGCGCCTCGTGCTCGTACCGGTGCGCCAGCCACTCCTCGATCGAGTGGTACTCGAGGCCGCACACGCGGCACCAGCCCTCGAACATCAGCCCGGCGGCTGGTAGCGCAGCACCGTCGATGCCCGCTTGCGCGCGTCGAGCTCGGTGAGGCCTTCGCGTACGAACTCGGCGACACACGAGCGGTACACCTGGACCTGGGCCTCGCCTGCGGTCAGCCGGACGCCGCTGTCGTCGGGATCGAACAGGGGCGCCTGCTCCACGATCCGGGGCCGGGTCGTCTCGTAGAGGTCGGCGGGCGTGATCTTCCGCAGCCTGGTGCACGCGTCGAACATCGCCTGTTGAGCTCGCTCGAAGGTCATGGCCCCGAGGGCTCGGCACCAGACCTCCGCGGTGCGGTCATCGAACCGCTCGCCGACGAGTCGCCAGCGGATGCGCAGCAGTTCGACGGCTTCGTCCTGGGTCATCCGAACAGGACGTCCCACTCGTGGAGGGCGTCGACCGGGACCTTCCACTCGTGGTCGCGGTCGTCCCACCACTCGGCGCGCTTGGCGTCCCCGGCGCGGAGCCACCCGGCGATGCTCATGCCGGGTGGCTGTCCGATGACGAGCACGAACACCTGGTCTGCTGGCTGGTCGGTCTCGCGGATCGGCAGGCGGGGCGGCGTGCGCATCGTGGCGCGCACCTGGAGCCCGTCGACGTCGCCGGTGGCGTGGTCGTTCCCGCCGACGTTGGGCGCCCAGTAGACGCCGAGCGCCTTCGCGACGACCAACTCGCCGACCGCGCCGACGATGTCACCCAGGAACGTGATGCTCCCGACGTAGCGGGGGCGCCGGTGCTGGGAGCGCGCGGCGAGCGTCCTGCCGACACCGACGAGAACGGCGTGGCGGACCTCGTGCGCTTCGAGCTCGACCTGCTTCATGGCGACACCGCGCGAACAGCAGCAGCATCTTGAGCACTTGCAGCAGGGGGCCGGGTCGGGTCGGGTCGGGACCCGCGCGCGCGAGTCACGCACCTGTCACGCCGTGACATCACCGCTCCTGCTCGTGGCGATGGCGGGCCTGCCGCTTGCGGGCCGCTTCACGTTCGGCCAGCACAGCAGACCTGGACCGGTTGTAGTCGAGGAAGTCGTGGATCACCCAGCCGTCGCCGTTCTCGTGCAACAGACCGGCGCCGACAAGGGTGCCGACCAGGCTCCGGACCGAACCCGGCTTGACACCCGCGTCGGCGCCGATCCGGCGCCAGGCCGTCGCCGGTACGTGCCCATCGGTCAGGTTCTGCGACGACCAGCAGAGCGCCGACAGGTACAACTCTCGGCCGCGCTGCCCGATCGCTTGCGCCTTCGGATGACCGAAGAACCCGTCGTCCAGGCGCACCCACGCCATCATCCCGACCAGGTGGCGGACCAGGCGGCCGGGCCCTGCGCGGCGTACACGAACGCCGCGGCGTCCAGGTTCGTCCCCGGGTCGAGCAGGTCCCAGCGGGAACAGGCGACCCCGGCGGAGCACAGGTCGGCCAGCCACACCGGGGCGTGTATCTGCGTCAGCCCCCAGTCGTCGGTGGGGCCGATCGCTCCGGGCTGGCAGCGCGACTCGCGCTCGATCACGAACAGCATCGCCTCGGGCAGGCCACGCCAGGCGAGGTCGTCGGCGTAGATCGGGCACGGCAGACCCTCCTCGGACGCGGTCGCCTCCTGCTCCTGCACCCAGGCCACCAGCCGCTCCACGTCCGGCGTGCAGCCCGCCGTCAGCAGCCCCACCGCCGCCAGCGCGACCAGGCGCCTCACTGGTCGGGCCCGGACTTGAGCCACTCGGCGCCGACCGTCTCCAGCACCGCGGCGACCAGTTCCAGGTGCCGACCGATCTTCGCCAGGTCCTGCTCGACCTTCACCAGCGCCTCGGCCACCGCCGCGGCCATGTGGTACCGCTCGGCGTCCGACGACAGCTCCGACTGCGCGGCCCGCTTCAAGTGGACCGTGGCGCTCATCCGCCGACTCGGAATGCCCGTGTCGTTGACGGCGGCCTGCTGGTCGTAGACGCCGTCGACGTCGCCCGCGCTCATGGCGCCGTGGCCGACGACGTCCACACCACGCGGACGAGGTCGGCCGGGTCGGTGAACCCGCTGTGGCTGGTGGGGCGCAGCGCGGCGTACCGGTCGACGGTCCCGTCCTCGTCCCAGTGCTCGGTGACCAGAACCTCGGCGCCACCGGGGAACCGGGCCAGGAACGCCCGCCGGTGGAACCGGCCGTCGCGCATCTCGTCATCAGGCAGCGCCATCAGGAACCTCCTCGGGGACGTTGGCGACGATCCGCTGGTCGCCCTGCTCGTCCAACTCCAGCCGGGTCCGACCGTCGAGCAGGTCGACCACCGCGCGCTCGACCTCCTCGACCTCGGCCAGCCCGAGGCCGTCCAACGTCTCCGGCGGCGGGTAGCCCAGGATCAACTGCACCAGTTCCTGGCGGGCCTTGGTCGTCTTCGCGATCTTCGTCATGCCGCCACGCAGCGCAGCCAGGCGCCGCTTGTCCGCTCGCGCTGGCTCAGCGCGGTGCTCGATGTCCTGGCGGGTCGCCACCGAGCGGCGGACCTCGAGGCCGAGGAAGGCGAGCGCGCGCCCGGCCGCCGACGTCTCGCAGTTCATCGCCTCGCTGTCCTTCGTGTACGGCGTCCGGCCCGGCCACACCTCCCACGCGGAGGCCACGCTCGGGCGCTCATCACCCGGCGAGCGGTACGCCGTGACCGTCACCTCGATGAACCGCTTGCCGTCCAGCTCGATCACCTTGGGCAGGCTGGCCTGCAGCGACCCGTCCGGGTACCGCTCGAAGAACACGCGGATGCGCTCAGCGACGTCCACGTAGGCCGATAGGTCGGGCGCGGCCATGCTCACCCCTTCCTGATAGACGTCTATCTCGGTGCGGCCGCCCGGCACGGGCGTAGCCGGGCGGCCGCTTCACCCCCACACACTGGGGCGATCAGCCAGCGGCGAGCCGCTCCTCGATCCAGCGGTCGAGGTCGGACTCCAGCACCTTCCACCGACCGTTCATCTTCCGCATCGGCGGCGGGTTGGGCTGCCACATCAACTTCCGGAACCCCTCGGCCGAGTACCCGGCGCGCACAGCGGCCTCCGGGCCGGTCAGCAGTCGGTCCCCGGCTCGGGTCCTCGTCGCAGCCCTCGGCATCGTCGCACTCCCCTCGTCCGGGTTACGCCCGTCTATCGACGGAGTATCCGGACGGTGGACTACGCTCGCAAGTGGGTGACAGCAACAACGCTCTGACCTGGGGCGATGCAGGCCGGTCCCGATGTTGTCCCTGGTAGTGCCTATGACAACCCGGAGCGACCCGGATGGGAGTGCTGTTCACGATGTACCCGACACCAATGGAGGCCTTGCTCGACGCCGTCGCCGCCGCCCACGTTGCGTTCCTCGGGGCGCAGGTGATGCTGGGCGTCGCCCTCACCAATGCGCTCGCCGCGGGCGCCACCTGGGCCCAACTCGCCGGGGCGATGGGCGTCGACAGCCGCGTCGCCCACCGCCGCTACAGCCACCTGGTCAGGTAGCCCGACCGCTGAACAGGTCGCCCATGACCTGCACGGCGGCGTCCTGCTCCGGCCTGATCCGCTTGCGGTAGATGGTCGCCGTGACGTTGACGTCGTGGCCCAGGTAGTCGGCGATCGACTCCAGCGGCACGCCGTGCGCGCTCAGGATGGACGCCGCCGAGTGGCGCAACTCGTAGGGCCGCACCCGCCACAGCCCGGCCCGCTTGCAGATGGCCGCCAACTCGTGGCAGGCCTTCGGCCCGTCCCACAGGTTGCCGGTCACCGTCGGGAACACCAGCCCCGGGTCGTTCCGATCCCACGACCTCGACGCCAGCCGGAGCTCAGCCGCCACCTTGCGCTGGGCGCGGAGGGCGTCGAGCGCGGGCGGGGCCAGCAGCAGCGTCCGGTACGAGCCCTCCGTCTTGACGAGGTCGACCAGCCGGTAACTCCCGTTGCGCTGGCGCTGCGCGTTGCGCCAGACGTGGAGCCGCCCGCGCTCCAGGTCGACCGCGTCCCAGCACAGGCCGCGGGCCTCGCCTGGTCGCAGGCCGGTCGTCAGCAGCAGCCGGAACAGGTTGCCCAGCCGCTCGCCGCCGAGGGCGTCCCACAGCGTCAGCGCCTCGTCCACGGTCAGCGACTCGCGCTCGGCCACCGGCTTCGACTTGGGCAGGCGGGCGACCGTCGCCGTGTTCCTGGTCATCCACTCGTTCTCCACCGCCTCATCGAGCGCCTGGGCCAACGTGGCGCGGACGTGCTTCATGGTCGAGCGGGCCAGCGGGGCGCCTCGCCCGTACCGGCCGGACGCGATGCGCTCGAGGCCGTCCCGCACCCGCTGCACGTTGAGCGCGCTCAGGGGCACGCCGTCGAACTCACGCCGCAGGACGGCCAGGTTGTCCTCGTAGCCCTGGAGCGTCGCTGGTCGCAGGTCCTGCTCGCGCTCGGCCAGCGCGCCGTCGCGGTAGCGGTCGAGGACGTCGACCACCGAGAGGTCGGCGGCCTGGCGCTGGGTCGGCGTCTGCGCCCGCAGCTCGCCCATCTTGCGGGCCACCTCCGTCTTGGTCTTGCCCCGCACCTTGCGCAGGCGACCGTCGAGCCGCACGGCGCCGATGTAGCCGCCTCGGTCCTTGTCCGGGTAGATCGACCCCTCGCCTCGGGGCCGACGTGTCGTGGTCATGCTTGGCGCTCCTCGCTCCATAGACTCCCCACCCCTGTCGGTGGGGAGTGCTTTGGGGAGTTTAACAGTCCCCGGAGGGTTCCGGACATACCCGGATGGCCCGGTCCCAATAGTGGGATGTACCTGGGCAAATGCCCTCTGACCAGGGGCGACGCCAGACCCCGGTTACTGATTTGGGTGCAGGAGGTCGTCGGTTCGAGCCCGACCTCCCCGACCGTATCTACGTGGGCAAATGCCCGAACAGCGGCCTCGGGCCTTGCTGGTGGGGAGTGATTCGGGGAGTCTTTCTCCCATGAGCCACCTGCAGGCCGGAGTCCTCACGGTGTCGGTCGTCGTCATCGCCGCCGTCCAGACCATCGAGGTCGTGCTCGGCCGGTTCCGCCGGTAGCGCGGTGCAGCGGCCGCTGCTCCTCGACCTGTTCTGCGGCGGCGGCGGGGCGGCGATGGGCTACCAGCGCGCCGGGTTCGACGTCGTCGGCGTGGACCACCGGCCGCAGCCGCACTACCCCTTCGCCTTCCACCAGGGCGACGCCCTCGACCTGCTGGCCGACCTCGGCGCGCGAGCCGACGCCATCCACGCCTCGCCGCCGTGCCAGCACTACTCGGCCGCCACCCGCGCCATCGACCGCAGCGACTACCCGGACCTGCTGGCGCCGACCCTGGCCGCGCTGGCGCAGCTCGGCAAGCCCTACGTCGTGGAGAACGTCGAGGGCGCGCCGTTCCCGGGCGGGCTGTACCGGGTGACCCTGTGCGGCTCCCACTTCGGGCTGGGGGCCGAGGGCTGGGCGCTGCGCCGCCACCGCCACTTCGGGTCGAACGTGCTCATGCTGGCGCCGGGGCCCTGTCGCTGCGTGGTCGACCGGCGCGCTCGGCGCATCGCTGGCGTCTACGGCGGCGGGTCGAGGTCGGTGGAGCGCGCGCGCACCGTCCGCCACGGCGGCTTCACGCCCGGCGTCGAGATGGCCCGGGCGCTCATGGGCATCGACTGGCTGCCGCTCGAGTCGCTGCAGCAGGCCATCCCGCCCGCCTACACCGAGCACCTGGGCTCGCAACTGCTGGGTTGGGTCGGGGCGATCCGAGGCGAGGACGCCCCTGTGGCGCCCGGAGACGGCCGGTAGCCGCCATCCGGGTATGTGGGTGCGCCGGAACCGTGGAGCGCCTTGTAGCGCCCCATCCGGGGGAGGCGAACAGGTGTTCGATGATAGACGTCTATCAGCCGTCGTCGTACGCTGGTCTCAGTCCGTTCAAGCGGCACCCGCCCGGCAAGCGGCTCAGCACCCGGCCTCCGCGCTGACACCCTGACCGCCCGGCAGACGCACCCCGCAGGCGAGACGTTCCGATCGTCATGCCCTGGGAGGCATCACCGTGGACACTCTCCTGACCAGCCTCGTCGCCGAGCGCGAGCAGAAGGTCAACCTCATCAAGAACTACGCCGACGCCGCGCTGGCCGAAGGCCGAGACCTCACCGACTCCGAGCAGGAGACGATGGGGAAGGCCCGCTCCCGCATGGCCGAACTGGACAAGCAGGTCACCCTGCTGGCCGACGACCTGGAGATGGCCGACGCCACCAAGGACAAGCTCCGGGCGGTCAACCTGTCGACGGGCAACAAGGACGCGCACTACCGCTCCGGCGGAGAGGTCATGTTCGACCTGCTCCACCAGGGCGAGGAGCAGGCCCGCGCCCGGCTGGGCTACGCCATGAAGCGGGCCGCCGAGCACATGGGCACCGACTCGACCACGACCGTCGCCGTGGCGGGCGACCTGGGCGGGCTGGTGGTCACCCCGGTCGTGGGCGCGGTGATCGACGTCTACCCGCGGGGGATGCCGTTCGCCTCGGCGCTCGGGCTGACCACGTCGCCGGACGCCATGCACTTCGTGCGGCCCCGGATCACCGACCCCAACTTCCTCACGTCGTCGGGGCCGCAGGCCGGTGGGCTGGAGAAGGGCGAACTGCCGTCCAAGCACTTCGACGTGACCGCCGACGCGGTGGCGCTGACCACGATCGGCGAGTACCTGAACATCAGCCAGCAGCTGCTCTCGTTCCAGCCCTCGTCGCTGAACCTCATCACGTCGCACATGCTGCGGCGGCTGGGCTACGGCATCGACCGGGCGCTGCTGGACGAGATGCAGAACTCCACCGGCAAGATCACCCTCGCCGCGACGGCCACGGCCTCCGAGGTCATCCAGGCCATCTACGACGCCTCGGCCATGGTCTACGCCTCGACCGGCGACCTGGCCTCGTGGATCGTCATGGGCCCGACCGGGTACGCCCGCATCGGTGGCCTGACCGACGCCGCCGGGCGGCCCCTGTTCCCGACGCTCGGCGCGGCCAACGCTCCGGGCACGGCGCGGGCCGACGCCTTCGTCGGCACCATCGCCGGGCTCCGGGTGGTCGTCACCCCGGCCATCACCGACGAGTCGATGTGGGTCGGCAACGGCCTCGTCATCGAGGGCTACATCTACCGCTTCCCGGTCCTCGAGGCCGTCGAGCCATCGGTCCTCGGTCGCCAGGTCGCGGTGGCCGCCGCCTTCGCTGGCTACCGGCCGGTGCCGAACGGCGCGGTCCTGCTCGCCCCATGAGCACCGACGCTCGCCGTCTCCAGGACTACTACGACCAGTCCTTGCCGCCTTCGCTGCTCCCCCCTGGCAGCCAACCGGCGACGGGCGCGACGGCAGGCATCCCCGGCTCCTGGACGCCGCCGGGGAGTCTGCCGCCCGTCGACGTGGCCCACCTGCAGGGCAACAACCCGGTCGCGGTGACCGCCAGCCCGGCCACGGCGTGGACCTCGGGCCAGTTCGTGCAGACCCGTCTCGCCGGTGCGGCGGGGCGGGCCACCTGGACCGGCACCGGCTGGGTCGGCGGCGCCGCCCCGCTGGCCGAGCCGCCCACGTCGTCGGACACCAAGGCCACCATCGTCGCCTGGCTGCTGGGCCACGGCGTCGACCTGGACGAGGAGGCCCTCAGCCACCTCAACAAGGCCGAGCTCCTGGACCTGGTGGACGAACTCACCAACGAGGACGACTAGCCCGATGGTCTACGCCACCGTCGAGGAGTTGGCCGCAGCCCTGCGCGTCCGGGTCACACCGGACAACCAGGCGCTGCTGGACTACTGCCTCGCGGCGGCGGCCGAGGAGATAGACGCCTATCTGGACCGGGGCGCCGAGGTCTGGCCCGCCCCGGTCCCGGCGTCGGTCAACCGGGCCAACGTGAACCGGGCCGTCGAGTGGTACAAGGCGGCCGACGCGGCCAGCGGCTCGGTCGGCGTCGACCAGACCGGCATCCTGCCGTCCCCGCCGGGCGACGGCTTCGCCCGTCACGCCCTCACCATCCGCCGGTTCAAGCAGGGCTGGGGTGTGGCCTGATGGGCGCGCTGGCCGATCTGCGGGCCCGGGTGGCCGCGGCGCTCGCCCCGCAGGACGGCGACGGCTGGGACGTCCACGACACGGCGGTCGACGCCATCGTGCCGCCCGCCTTCATGCTGCTGTGGTCCGAGCCGTGGCTGGTCCCCGCCACCCACTGTTCGTGGACGGCGCGGCTCGATGTCGTCGCCATCTCCAACCGCTTCGACGTCGGCTCCGGCGTCGAGAACCTGGAGGCGCTGGTCGAGGTCGGCCTCAAGCGTCTCGCCGCCGCCGGTCTGCCGTCGGTGTCCGCCGGGTTCCCCGGCCGCTGGGACCACGGCGGGATCACCTACCTGGCCGCCCGGCTCACCCTCAACCATCCCGTCACCCTGTAGAGGAGGCCTCTGATGGCCGTCACCCCGGTCACCGCTCCGCCGTTCGTCCCCGTCAAGCCGCTCATCCAGATCGGCCCGACCGCCACCGCGGTCGACATCGCCTGTGCCGCTGGCGAACTCGCCGTCGAGGTCGACCAGGACGAGACGACCACCGAGACGTTCTGCGGCTCGTACACCACCTACAAGCCCGAGATATGGACCGCCACGGTGACCGTGTTCCCGTCCTATGGGACGGCCGGGCTCTGGAACCTGCTCCGGCCGCTGGTCGGCACGCTCCAGGACTTCACCATCCTGCCCGACACGTCGAAGGCGGCCGGGCCCGACAACCCGCAAATGACCGGCAAGTGCATTGTCAAGGCCTTCCCCTTCTACACCGGGTCGCCGGGCGAGCCCACCTCGTTCGACATCGAGCTCGCCATCCAGGGCGTGCCGACGTTCGCGCTGGCCCTGCAGGCCGCGGCCAAGGCCGAGAAGGCGACGGCGTGACCGGAGCGGCCATCGAGGTCGACTGGTCCGACGTCCAGCGCGGCGTCGGTCGTCTGGTCGAGGGCATCGACAGCGGCTCGCGCCGGGCGGCGCTCGAGGCCGCCACCTACACCGCCGGGGCCATCCGCCCGCTGGTCCCGGTGCGGACGGGCGCGCTGCGCTCCACGGTCGGCGTCAGCGACGAGGCGGGCGACGCTGTCGCCGTCACCTACGGCGGCGGGCTGCCGTACGCCGACTACATCGAGCGCCGCACCGGCGCCGTCGAGGCGGGCGTCGCCATGGGCACGGACCGGTTCGTCCGGGCCGAGCAGGAGATGGCCCGTCAGGAAGCGAGGAAGTTGTGAGGCTCCGACTGGATCATGGCGACATCACGCTCCAGGAGATGGCCGACGCCGAGGAGGTCCTGGGCTGTTCGCTCGCCACCGCCTTCGAGCGGTCGCAGGCCAAGGCCATCGCCGCGCTGGCCTGGATCGTCAAGCGTCGGGACGACCCGACGTTCACCTTCGACCAGGCGCTGGCGCTGCGGATGTCCGACCTCGACATCGTCACCCCGGGCAGCCCGGGGGAAGTGCCCGGCGGCGGCAATGGGCTCTCGCCGCCCGCATCGCCCGCGTCTGGACTCTTGACCCGACCGACGTGATGTCGATGCCGTCCGGGCTGCTGGAGGAGATGGGCCGAGTGCTGCGCGACGAGGACCGAGCGCGCCGCCGCGCCCAGCGGACCCGGTGAGGCCGCGGTGATAGACGTCTATCAGCGCGCGGGTGGCCGCCATGGCTGACGGTGTGGTCGACGTCGTCGTCCGCTTCCTGGGCGACACCAAGCAACTGCAGGGCGAGGCCAACAAGGTCGAGGGTATGGGCTCCAAGCTCAAGACCGTGGGCGCGGGCCTCGGGCTCGCCATCGGTGGCGCCTTCGCCGTCAGCCAGGTCAAGGACTGGGTCGGGGAGGCCGAGAAGGCGCAGAAGGTGTCGAACACCTTGACCCACACGCTGCTCAACGCGGGGGACGCCACCGGCGCCTGGGCCAAGCACGCCGAGACGCTGGCCTCGAAGTTGCAGGACCAGACCGGCGTGGACGACGAGGTCATCAAGGGCGGCCAGGCCGTCCTCGCCACCTTCCACGACGTGTCCGGCGCGGTGGGCCAGTCGTCGGGCGTGTTCGACCGGGCCACGCAGGCCGCCGTCGACCTCGCGGCGACCGGCATCGGCTCGGTCGAGTCGGCGTCGCTGCAGCTCGGCAAGGCGCTGCAGGACCCCATCAAGGGCATGACCGCGCTGGCCCGCTCGGGCGTCAACTTCACCGACGCCCAGAAGGCGCAGGTCAAGGCGCTGGTCGAGTCGGGCGACCTGCTCGGCGCGCAGAAGGTCATCCTCGGCGAGGTCGAGTCCCAGGTCAAGGGCACCGCCGCGGCGTCGGTCACGTCGACCGAGAAGATGAACGCCGCGTGGGGCGACACCAAGGAGGCGCTCGGCGCCGCGCTGCTGCCGGTGCTGGAGAAGGTCGCACCGCTCATCGCTGACCTCGCTGGCTTCATCCAGCAGAACGCCGACGTGCTCGTACCGCTGGCGGGGATCATCGGCGCCGTCGTCATCGCCCAGTGGGCGTGGAACGTCGCCATGGCCGCCAACCCCATCGGCCTCATCGTGCTCGGCGTCGCCGCGCTCGTGGCCGCCATCGTCATCCTCATCCGCAACTGGGACAAGGTCGGCGCCGCGGCCAGCGCAGCGTGGAACTGGATTCTCCAAAGCCTGCAGGGCGTGTGGAACTGGATCAAGGCGAACTGGCCGCTGCTGCTCGGCATCCTGACCGGGCCCTTCGGCCTGGCCGCTCTCGCCATCGCCAGGAACTGGGACAGCATCAAGAACGGCGCCAAGGCCGTGCTCGACTACATGACGGGCATCGCCAGTTCGTTCTACAACGTCGGCCGGTCGTGGATGTCGAAGCTCTACCAGGGCATCGTGGACGGCGCGAAGGCCGTGCTCGACAAGGCCAAGGACATCGGCCGCAAGGCCATCGACTTCCTCAACCCGTTCAACTCGCCGCAGACCCGGGCCTACTACACAGGCCAGCAGGTGGTGGCCGACTACATCCGCGGCATCGAGTCGCGCCAGCGGTCCGCCGCCAGCGCGCTCGCCTTCGCTGGGACACCGACGTCGGGCAAGGGCGGCGGTGGAGGTCGGGGCGGGGTCACCGTCAACGTCAACGGCTGGAACGGCTCGCGGGTCGGGCTGGGCCGCGACGTGCGGGCCGCCATCCGCGCCGTCGACCGGTGGTCCCGATGACGGCCAAGGTCCACGGCGTGAACCTCCGGCTGGAGACGATCATGCCGCCGGTCACCGGCTTCGTGCTCGACGTCGACCACCTCGACGTCGGCAAGTTCGGACCCGACCTGGGCTGGCAGGACATCACCTGCGACGGCCTCGAGTTCTCGATCCAGCGGGGCGACATCTTCACCGACCAGCGGCCCAACTCGGCCCTGGAGCTCGGCACCCTCTCCGTCACCGTCCTCGACCGGCTCGGCGTGATGATCCCCGACGACCTGGCCCGCCTCCTCGGCGAGACGCCCACCAACCTGCGGCCCGGCCAGCAGATCAGGCTGCTCGCCAACGACCCGGCGAACACCAAGTGGTTCGCGCTGTTCATCGGCAAGGTCATCGACTACGACTCCGAGTGGACGGCGGACGCGGGAGGGCGGCTGGTCACCATCGTCGCCACCGACGCGGTCGCCGACATCGCCGCCATCAACCCCATCGCCCAGCCCACCGCCATCCGCGACAAGGACCTCGACAGCGCCCGCTTCACCTACCTGGCCTCGCTGATCCCCAGCCTGGCCGCCACGTTCTGGAAGGGCTCCGACCCGTTCTCCATCAACTTCCGGGCCGAGACGTTCGCCGAGCCGCTGGCCGAGCAGTTCCAGCGGTGGGCCGACACGTCGCTCGCCCACCTGGCGGTCCGCCACAGCGACGCCGTCGTCGCGCCGAACGTCCCCACGCCGTGGCTGTTCGGCGTGCGCGCCGGGCAGCAGGCCCGCTGGCTCTACAAGATGACCGACTGCCTCCTCGGCCCACCGGTCGGCACCCAGGACATCCCGCTCCACTGGGGCCACCTGTCGGTCAGGGCCGACGCCATCGTCAACGACTGCCTGGCCTCGTCGGACAACACCGCCGAGCGCCGCTACATCGCCCAGTTCAAGCCCTACGGCGGCGGCTCCTCCTACAACCCGGGCGAACTCGTCGCGGTCAGCAGCGACAACGGCACGACGTGGGGCATCTCGCTCGGCGACCTCGACCGGCTCGGCATCAACCGGGGCGCCCAGTGGACCGCCCTGCCGCTGGGCTCCACCCTGGAGCTCTACTTCGAGGGCGCCGACTACGAGCGCACCGGCAAGGTGTTCCGCTGGACCGTGCAGGGCCCGACCAGCGTGCAGGGCTCCGGCCACTGGCTGAGCGGGCTCCACGCCGACATCGCCCTCGACTACCCGCCCGGCTCGTACCTCGTGTCGTTCGCCCAGGCGTCCGACATCATCCCCGACACGGCGACCGCCTCCCGGGCCATCGACGCCGTCTCCCAGGAACTCCACGGCGTGCAGGACTACCGGCGGATGGACCTCCGCCTCTACCTCGACACCGACGCCGCCAAGTGGGCCGCGCAGGTCGTCAAGATCGCCGCCGAGACGACCACCTACCTCGACCAGGTGGAGACCCACATCGACGCCGACGCCAAGTCGGTGCGGGCCATCCAGGTCGACCTGCTCGACCGGCTCGCCATCTCCAAGCAGTTCCCCCAGCACGACGACCAGGTGCTCGTGTTCACCAGCGACGTCGTCGGGATCGTGGACGAGTGCGACACCAGCGGCTGGACCCGGCGCTTCTACCTGTACCCCGTCTCCTCGGCGCCCGCCACCGCCGACCTGCAGCTCGAGGAGGCGGCAGCCTGATGCCCGGTCGCAAGGTCTGGAACGTCCAGGAGATTCTGCAGTCCGCCGACGTCAACGGCTACCTCATGGATCAGGCGGTCCCCCGGTTCACCACCACCACCCAGCGCGACGGCCAGTGGCCGAGCCCGCCCGATGGCGCGCTGTGCGTCACCCTCGACACGCTCCGCATCTGGTACCGAGCGGGCGGGGTGTGGGGGCCGCTGCCCGGCGCGGTCCCGCGGTTCGCGTCCACCACCGAGCGCGACAGCCTGTGGCCCTCCCCGCCCGACGGGGCGATGTGCGTCACCACCGACACGCTCACGACGTGGACCCGCCGCATCGGCGTGTGGACGCCGCCGCCGTCGACCACCGTGTATGCGCCCGGCACGGTCGGCGCGCCCGCCTCGGCCATCACCGACGTCGCGCTCGTGACGATCGCGGTGCTCGGCTACCGCTACCGGCTGCGCTGGACCGCCACGGTCGCGGTCGGTGGGCAGGCCCCGACGGCGACCGTGGCCGTCGACGCCATCCGCACCGTCGACGGCGCCGTCGTCGGCGGCGGCCAGGTGGTCGCCGGGCCGTCGAACACCTACGCCTTCCAGGTGCTGATGGACGGCTGGGACGTCACCGCCGCCCAGGTCGGCAGCTTCAAGTTGCGGTGCAACCCGTCCGGGAACGTGTGGGCCATCCCCCGGGTCACGTACCAGATCATCCCCTACTGAGCAGGAGGCCCCGATGTCGTACAACACCATCAACCTCTGCGCCAACGACGCGGCGCTCCAAGGCCGGGTCACGGCAGCGTGCGCGGGTGAAGGCCAGGAGCGGCCCGGCGCCGCCATGTACGAAGTGATCTGGTCGGTGGCCGCGGCGTCCGACATCGAGGCCGCCTACGCCTCGGCGATCGCGGCGGGGAACCCGAACCCCGGCGGCGATGAGGCCGTCATCACCGACGGCATGATCCTCTCCGCGGTGCAGGCCCACCTGCCGCCCGCACCATGAGCGACACCGAGCGGGCGGCGGTGTCCGTCATCACCGGCTGGGTCCGCAACTGGCCCAGTTGGCTGCTGGTCATCTGCTTCCTGGTGCTGGCCGTCGTGTTCGCCCTGGTCGGGGTGCTGGACGACTGGGTCCGGGCCATCCTCGCCTTCACCTTCTTCGCCATCGCCCTCGCCCTCGTCGCCCGACTCAAGCCGTACCTCCACCGGGCCCCCGGTGATAGACGCCTATCAGGGGAGGAGGACCTGTGACCGACTTCGGTGACGCCGACCCCGAGGACGGCTACGACGTCAACGACCCGCCCGAGGTCCGCTACCGGGTGCTGCTGTTGTGGGTGGCGTCAGTGGCGCTGGAGCACGCCCGGGGCGACCACGACCACGTCCGGGTGCTGGCCCGCATCCAGCAGGCCCGCTGGGCGGCTGGGGTGCTGCTCGCCAACCTCAGCGCCCGCCGGGCCCGGATCGTGGCCGCGCTCCAGGAGTGGCTGGACGACCTGCTCGAGGACGAGGGCGACTGATGGGCTCGCGCTACCTGACCGACCTGGCCGACGTGGTGCGCGGCGCCGGGCTCGTCGTGCAGGAGGAGCCCGGCTGGCAGACCCGGGCCCGCAGCTCGGGCGGCTACAACTCCGGCCTCCCCAACCACGTCATGATCCACCACACCGCCAGCGGCCCGTCGAGCGACGGGCAGCCCGACGTCTCGTACATGTGCTACTCGGCCGATGCGCGACCAGTGGCGAACCTCTACCTGTCGCGCTCGGGCAAGGTCTGGATCATGGCCGCCGGGGCCACGAACACCAATGGCTCGGGCAGCGACCCCTGCGGCGCCATCGCCAACGACTCGATGAACAGCAGCGCCATCGGCATCGAGGCCGGGAACAACGGCACCGGCGAGCCCTGGCCCGACGCCCAGCAGGACGCCTACGTCGTCCTGGTCGCCGCGCTCGTCGCCCACTACGGCGTCCTGGTCGACCGGGTCCACTCCCACGCCGAGTGGGCCCCCGGCCGCAAGATCGACCCGGCCGGACCGTCGCGCTGGGCGAGCTCCGGCACCTGGGACGAGTCCGCCTTCCGCACCGACGTCGCCGCTGGCGGCTCCACCCCCGCCCCTCCTGAGAGAAGGTCCCGCATGTACTCGATCGTCACCGCCACCGATGGCCCGGGCGGCGTCTACGCCTCCGACATGATCCATGTCCGCTGGCTGCCCACCGACGCCGCCGTCAAGCACTACCAGTCGATGCTGACCCTGTTCGGCTTCAACCCCAACCCCAACCCCTGCACGACGAAGGACCTCCAGGACGGCGTCTACGGCGTCCTCATCGGCCCGCTGCCGTGGGACGGCGGACGTGACGCCTCGGCCCTCAACGTGTGGAACATCCTCATGAACGGCTGGGGGACGCCGAACGATCCGGCCTGGGTCCACATGACCGGGGCCCGCTACTTCGCCGAGCAGGCCGCGGCCAACACCGCCCCGGCCGGGTCCGTCGCCCTGGCCGCCCCCGAGTCGGGCGACCTGCCGCCGCCCGCCTCGTACCGGGTCGAGGAGCAGCCGCCCAAGCCCAAGCGGCGCTGATGCCGCGCCGCGACGGGATCGACGTCTCGAAGTGGCAGGGCACCATCGACTGGGCGCAGGTCCGGGCGTCGGGCATCACCTGGTCGGCGTGTCGCACCTGGGACCGTGACCTGCGCCAGGTGGACGCCACGTTCGCCGCCAACCGCCAGGGCCAGGCCTTCTGCCGCCACCGGCTGCTCTACTACTGGCTGGAGCCCGGGCGCGCGCTGGTCGGCGTGGACGAGTTCTTCCTGGCGGTCGGTCAGCTCCAGCCAGGCGAGGGCGTGATGCTCGACGCCGAGCAGGACGGCATCACCGAGGGCGAGTGCCTCCAGTGGCTGGAGCAGGTCGAGGCGCAGACCGGCCTGCCCTGCGCCGTCTACACCGGCGGCTACGTGGCGGGCGGCACGATCTGGCACAGCGCGCTCATCTTCGACGGGCGCCGCCCCCGGGTGTTCGCCGCCTACACCGACGAGGCCGCGGC